ATGGTAGAACCCAAGTTAGTTATTGATAATTTTAAGAAAATTGATAAACTTAAACCCGTTGCATGCGCAACAATATAATCACGGAGGATAAACTATGTCAGACGAAGTAAAAACAGCAGAAGAAATCGCACAAGATTACACAGCTATGAGTCATTCTGTAGATCTAATTAATGGCATCATTGATGGAACTAAGATGGCTGATGAAGAAGCAGCTGATAGACAAGATTGTGTAGACAGAAATGTTGAACACTTAGAACTTATGGTTGCTAAAGATTACTGGACTTCAGAGGATATGACTGCAGTTAATGCGGCTATTACTGCTGGTAAAGCTCACACAGCAAGTTAAGGTTTTTAATGATCACAATCGACGATAAAAAGTACGATGAGACTAAGCTTTCCGAAGACGGAAAAGTTGCGTTACAAAATATCCAAGTATTAACTCAAGAACAAAGTAAGTTAAAAGTAAAATTTAACCATAACGAGATTCTGACAAAACATTACTTAGATATTTTAAAATCTAACCTACCCGAAGAGTTAAAAGAAGAAACTAAATGAGTGAAGTAAAAGTAAATAAACTTAGCCCAAGAAGTGGCACGACTGTTACAATAGGTGATAGTGGTGATACTATTAATATAGTTGGGACATTACAGAATAATGGTGCAGCTATACCTGGAGATATCTCATCAGTTGTAGCAGGTACAGGTTTATCAGGTGGTGGTACATCAGGTGATGTAACGATTAATATTGAAGCTGCTCAACCAACAATCACTTCTCTTGGAACTATAACAACATTTAGATCAACAGGAATTGATGACAATGCTGATGCTTTAGCAATGACTATTGATAGTTCAGAGCAAGTTGGTATCGGAGAAACAGCACCTCTAGGAAAACTTCATGTTAAGTCTGCCGATAGTGGTGCTAGTGTAAACTCTGGTCACAATCAAGTTATAGCAGAAAATTCTGGTAATAGTGGAATGACTATTCTATCAGGCACATCATCTAATGGAGCAATATGTTTTGGAGATGATGGAAATAATTGTATTGGTTATATTAATTATGCTCACAATGGTAATCATTTAGATTTTGGAGTTGATGGTGCAGAACGTATGCGAGTTGACCACAATAGTGGTGCTAGACTTTTTCTTGGAACAACAAATGACTTATCACATGGTTCAGCAGATAATAATAGAATAATTGTTTCTGGTCATTCTAACAATGGTGCAGGAGTTATTGGATTTGTAGATACCTCTGGTAATACTGATGCTACATTAACAGCTAATGATGGTAGTTTAGTTATTACTGCTGATACACAACAAACAGCATCAAATTCATCTATGCAGTTTAGAGTAGATAATAGTGAGAAGGTTCGTATCGATAGTTCTGGTAATTTATTAGTTGCTCAAACTGCTACGGACCAAAGTGTTGTTGGCATATCTTTAAATAGTAATGGAAATATTACTGCTGCAAGAGATGGTGGTATATCAGGTCTATTTAATAGAAAAGCGTCAGATGGTGCTATCGTAAGTTTTAGAGGAGATGGAACAGAAGTTGGTACTATAAATGTTAGAAGTGATTATGCAGTATATGAATTTGGTGGTCCAGGAACTGGTATAGGTGGAACAAATGTTAATGCTTGGTTGCCATTGGTTAATAATGTTAGAAGTGATGCTACTACAAGTTTAGGTCTATCATCTTATAGAATGACAACTATATTTGCAACTACTGGAACTATTAACACTTCTGACCAAAACGAAAAACAATCTATTCAATCTTTAACAACTGCTGAAATGAATGTAGGTAAAAAATTATCTTCATTAATTAAAACTTTTAAATGGAATAGTTCAGTTGAAGAAAAAGGAGATAGTGCAAGAACTCACACAGGAATAATTGCACAAGATGTTCAACAAGCATTTACTGACGAAGGATTAGATGCAACTAAATATGGTTTATGGTGTTCTGATACTTGGTCTATAGATGCTGATGGAGAAGAAATAGAAAATCCAGAAGAAGTAACAGAAAACAATCCTTCAAAAACTAGACTTGGTATTAGATATGAACAATTATTATCTTTCATACAAGCATACAACGACCAAAGATTTACAGAATTAGAAGCTAGAATAACAACACTAGAAGCTAATAACCCATAATAATAAGGAGAAAATAATATGGCAAATAATACTGAGTACACTTGGAGTTTTCCAAACTTTGAGACAGACGCAGATAACAAAGTTTCTGTTATCCATTGGAGATATACAGCAGTTGATGGAGATAACTCTGCAACTATGTATGGTTCAGATGGTCAATCAGAATTAGACTTTGACACTATGAGTAAAGAAGATGCTATAGCTTGTGTATTAGAACATTCAGAAACTACTGAAGATAATATGAAAGCTAATCTTGATGCACAAATCGCATCACAAAAAACACCAGAACTTACATTAAAAACTAAAGACTGGTAGGTAAGCTACCATGTTCTTCGGTGCAACTACCTTTTCCCAAACAACATTTGCAGATATTGGAATAGCCAATGCATTAGTCAATGTATCAGGGTCCAGGGTTAATACATCAATTGGTAATGTAGTTGTCGTTGGTAACTCATTAGTTTTACCAAATGGTAATAGATATAATCTATCTACAGGAGCAGTTACTGTTAAAGAAGGTGCTAATGTACCAGTCACAGGTAATCAATATAATTTAGGAACAGGTTCAGTTACATTCTCTATCAGTGGAACAGTTGTTCCAACTGGTAGTAGACTTAATACAACAATAGGTAATGTAACCGTTGCAGCAGGTGCTGTATTCTCAGTTACAGGTAATCAATTTAATTTCTCTACAGGTAGTCCAACTGTAGTTGCAAATGCACTTGTTGCAGCAACAGGTAACAGGCTAAATTTATCTACAGGAACAGTTAATGCCAAAGCAGGGGCCTCGGCTCAAGTAACAGGAAACAGGTTTAACACATCAATTGGTAATGTAACTGTAACTGGTAAAGCTGTTATTTTACCTAATGGTAGTCAATTAAATATTAATACGGGCACAGTTACAATTTCTGCTGATGCAAATTTTTCAATTACAGGGAATAGAGTTAATTTATCAATTGGTAATGCAACAGCAAAAGCAAATGCAACAGCAATTATAACAGGTAATAGATATAACCTATCTACTGGATCAGTGACAATTGTTGCAAAAGCAGGTATAGTACCGACTGGAACAGAATTTGAAATAGGTACAACAGAACCAGTTATTAGATTATGGAATCAAGTTGATCCTAATGTAAATCAAATTTGGAAAATAATTTCTACACCGTAAAGATAAACTATGTTTTTTGGAACTACAACATTTGCACAAACAACTTTTTCAGACATTGGAAGTAGTCAAGTTAGTCCTACAGTTATTGTATCCGGTAATAGATTAAACATATCAATAGGTAATATTGGTCCTATTCCTGACGTATTAATAGTGCCTACAGGCCAACAATTAAATGTTGCAACAAACCCTGTAAGTGTTATAACATGGAATCCGATTCCACCAGGCGTGAATCAGGTTTGGGTCCCAATAGATCCATTAAACCCATAGGAGAAAAATGGCATCGAGTACATCAACAGATTTAAAATTAGAGCTAATAACTACAGGTGAAAAAGCAGGTACTTGGGGTACAATTACCAATACTAATTTACAAATATTAGAACAAGCAGCTAGTGGTTATTTGAGTTCAAATATTGGATCAAGTGATTTAGCACTAGATCTTTCAACATTTGCTGTATCAAATGGTAAAAATTTATATTACAAATTTACAGGTTCATTAACTGGAAATAGAACAGTTACAATGCCAAGCGGTGCGGAAAGAGTTTTTATAGTAGAAGATGCAACTACAAGAAATGCTTCTACTACTAGTTATACATTAACAGTTAAAACAGTTTCAGGAACAGGTGTAACTATTCCAGCAGGAGCTAAAGTAGTTTTATATTCAGATGGAACTAATACTCACTCAGGCCCTATTACAAAAGGTTACTATACAATACCAGGTGCATATACAGCAGTAAATGGAGATCAATTATTAATTAATACTTCAGGAAGTGGTTTAGGTGTTCCCGTTACAGTGACACTTCCAGCTTCGCCTTCTGTAGGTGATGAAGTTACTTTTATAGATAGTGGTAATGCTTTTGGATCAAACAATTTAACTATTAATAGAAACGGCTCAAACATTTTATCCAACGCTGCTAATTTAGTTTTTTCTACAAATGGCGCAGCTTTCACATTAGTATATGTAAACGCTACAAGAGGCTGGGCATATAAAGATAACATATAGGAGCACTGAGAATGGCTCTAATTGATTTTAAAGTCTTACCTGGAATAGACAAACAGACTACGGGAGCTGGTGCAGAAAATAGGTGGACTGACTGTGATAATACAAGATTCAGATATGGACTACCTGAAAAAGTAGGTGGTTGGTCTTCTTTAGTTTCAGATACTATTGTTAGTGTTGCAAGACGTCAATTTGCTTTTGTTGATTTACAAGGTAACAGATATGTTGCTATTGGAACAGACAAGTTTTTACTTGTATATTTTGAAGGTCAACTTTATGATATTACTCCAGTTAAATCTACAATAAGTAGTGTTGTAATGTCTGCAACAGATGCATCACAAGAAGTTTCATTAACATTTTCATCTAATCACAATTTACAAACAGGAGATATAATTTTATTAGATAATGTATCAGTACCACCTGGTATAGGTTTAACTAATGCTGCATTTGAAGATAAATTATTTCAAGTTACAAAAGTAACATCATCTTTAATTGCAATTGTAACTGGAACACAAACTACAACTGGCGCTGCAGGTGGTGGAGCATGTAATATAATTCCTTATGAAACTGTTGGTCCTGCTGCACAGTCTTATGGTTATGGTTGGGGTGTATCAGAATGGGATGGAGTTGTTTCTAATGCTTTGCAAAATACATTGAATGGAACACTAGCTGATAATACTAGTGGTACATCAGGATCTAATATAGCTTTAACATCTACTACAGGTTTTCCAACAACAGGTAGAGTACAAATAGGTACAGAATTAATTTCTTACTCAGGTGTATCTGGAAATAATTTAACAGGTATTGTAAGAGCAGTTAATGGTTCGACAAGAGCTGCACACTCAAATGGTACAACTGTAACTAATGCTGCAGATTTTGTTGATTGGGGAGAAGCTGCTTCTGCATCGGAAGTAAGTCTGGAACCAGGCCTCTGGAGTCTAAGTAATTTTGGTCAAGTATTAGTTGCAACAGTTGCAAATGGAAAAACATTCACATGGAATGCAGGAAACGCTGCAAGACTTACAACTAGAGCTTCAACATCAACTTCTGGTTTTTCTACATCAGCTAATCCAACAGCAACAAGAACAACTCTTGTTTCACCTACAACAAGACACTTAATTCATTTAGGAACTGAAACAGTTATTGGAGATACATCGACACAAGATGATATGTTTATAAGATTTTCTGATCAAGAAGATATAAATGATTATACACCAACAGCAATTAATACTGCTGGATCACAAAGATTACAAGATGGTACAAAAATTATGGGTGCATTAAAAGCAAAAGAATCTATTTTAGTCTGGACAGACAATGCTTTGTATACAATGAAATTTATTGGTGCACCTTTTACTTTTGGATTTGAACAAGTTGGTACCAACTGTGGATTGATTGGTAAAAATGCAGCTGTAGAAATAGATGGTGCTGCATTTTGGATGAGTCCAAATGGTTTCTTTATGTTTGATGGTACAGTTAAGTCACTGCCATGCAGTGTTGAAGATTATGTTTATGATCAAGCTGATACTACAAAGGGTCAACAAGTATACGCAGGTTTAAATAATCAATTTACTGAAGTTGTTTGGTATTATCCATCAACTAGTTCAGCTTATAACGATCAATATGTAGTTTTTAATTATGGAGAAAAAATGGAAGGTGGTATATGGTATATTGGAACAGAAGCCAGAACATCTTGGATTGATGCAACTGTATATCCAAAACCTTTTGCAACTAAATTTAACGCGTCTGCATCAGGTAGTTTTCCTGAAGTTATTGGTGAAGATGGTTTAGGTCAAACAACATTATTTGAACATGAAGTAGGAACCGATCAAGTTAATGCAGATGGTAGCACAACAACAGTTACTTCATTTATAAAATCATATGATTTTGACATACAAAGTGAAGGAACTTCAGGTGATATTTTCTTAGCTATGAGGAGATTTATACCTGATTTTAAAACATTAACAGGTAATGCAAAAGTAACATTAGCTGTTAAAAGATATCCTCAACAATCAGATACAACTACTTCTTTGAGTCCCTTTACAATCAACTCAAATACTGATAAAAAGGATACAAGAGCCAGAGGCCGGTTTGTTAATATCAAGATAGAAAATACAGATGTTAGTGAATCTTGGCGTTTTGGTACATTAAAAATAGATATACAACCTGACGGACGTAGATAATGGCAAAAACTTTATTTGAATTAGCTCAAGCATATTTGGCTCAGGCATTACCTGATACCTTTGATTATGGAACACCTACAACAACTCCTACACCTACACCTACACCTACACCTACACCTGTTGTACCACCAGTAGTAAAAACTCCAGTTCCAGTAAATGAAGGTGGTGGAGATAATTCTAATCCATATAATATAAATACATCAGATTCAAATATAAGAACAAAAGATGATTATAATCCATACTCTTATAATAGAGCTATGAGAGACACTGATAAATTTGGACAAACGGTAGGTCCAAATCCAGATTTATATTATTCTCCTCCTACTACAATTGGATCTATTATGGGAATGATGCCGGGCCAACAAATTTTAAAAGGAATAGGAAGTTTAATGCCTGTTAATCCAAGAGCAAAATTAGAAAACGAATTAGTGGGTTCTGGTATTATGTTAAATGATATAGGTCAAATTGTGACTGATGATTATAATACTGCAGAAGGTATTATGGCTGGATACAACGCAGCTAAAGTAACCGACAAAACTTTTGATAAAAGAACAGATACTATTGAAAATACTTTAGGAACTAAATATGGTTTATCTA